TGTTACCATGCTTGAACTAGCAATAGCACTGCCGCATCCGTATGTTTTAAATTTTGCATCTTCTATAATTCCTTCATCGTTTACTTTTATTTGTAAACGCATAACGTCTCCACATGCAGGTGCACCTACCATGCCTGTTCCAATGTCAGGGTCTTTTGGATCAAACTTACCTACATTACGTGGGTTATTGTAGTGATCCATTACTTTTTCTGAATAAGCCATAATATTTCCTGTAAAATAACTATAATTATACTACAAGTTGCATATTCTTGCAACCACTTGTATTTACCTTATAAATAGTATTATGAAGTGTAAATGGCCGTCAAACCATGTAAGTATAAGTTCTACAGGCAAATACAGACCCTGTTGTGCATGGGAAGAAAATAACAATCAATTAGATGTATCTACAAATAGTATAGAAGATTACCTAAACAGTGATTTCTATAATAACCTAATGACTGACATGAAGGCTGATAGATTTGCTATTGGATGCACAGAATGTAAATGGGATGAAGAAGCAGGCGTTGAGGGTATGGTTCATCACGGTAACGAACGCTACCCAGATCAAGAAGAATTTAATTTGTTTGATATGGAAATTAAATTTGGGAATCTATGTAATGCAGGCTGTATTATGTGTAGTGCATACAATAGTAGTTTACTTAATACTGAAAATAAATCAAATCCACAACTAGAACAATTTAGAGTATTCAGTAACCCATTGGAAACAAATTGGTTTGAAGATGAACACAAATTTAAAGAGATTGTCAAGTTTGCATCAAATGCCAAACGTATTAGATTCACAGGTGGCGAGCCTACAGTAAATGGACTACTAGATAATTTCCTAATACACCTTGTAGAACTTAACAGCGACATACATATACAAATTACAAGTAATGGTGGTAGCTTTAGTAAACGTTTGCAAGAAACACTAAAGAGATTTACTACAGTGCGTTTCAATGTTAGTATAGATGCGTATGGCACTGCTAACGACTTTATACGTTGGCCACTTAAATGGAATAAAATAGAACGCAATGTTGATAAAATGTTAGAGTATGATAATATTACTGTTAACATTGAAACAAGTTTACAAGCAGGTAGTGTAGACAGTTTACCTCAACTTATAAATTGGTGCGAGGTTAGAAATATTCAATGGTCTGCAAATAGTGTTTATAAACCTAAACATTTACAACCATTTTTAGCACAACCACATATTATCGAAAAAGCAAGAAGTTTGAACAACAAGAGAATTAACAAGTTACTTGAGTTTAATAGCACACAAGAAGACCACGATAAACTTAGAGAGATGATGCTTAATTACTATGACACTCTTTCTTCTATTAGAAAAATAGACTGGAAAGAATGTTTAGACGTTTAGACTGATTTGTAAAATTGTATATTCATACCATTTTTCATCCAATGTGGATCCGAGCCTGGTAGTTGACAACTAGCGTGAACTTGACATGCGTCAAACACCATCACATCTCCTGTCTTCTGTTTGAATATTGCTTCTTCACTAAACCCACTAAAATTTTCTTTACTTATTAATGGATACTTTTCTGCTGACCATCCTGGACTATCATTTGTGCTTGGTAATGGATTGCCATCTACATCTAAGAATCCATCATATTCTCTAAACAATTTATAACTACTGTCTTTTTGTTGTGTTAATGATTCTCTATCAAATGTAGCCGCATATCCTATTCTACGTTGATGCATAAATGCTGTATAGCAGTCTGCATTTTCTGATAAGAACATAGGAAACACTACACTTTTCCAAGGTATTAGATTATGAAATACTGGATCGTTTTCTTCATCTTCGTTGATTAAATCTACATGAGCATCGTGATGCTGTATTGTAATATAAAAATTACCAGTTTGCACCGGATCGAACTCACCTAACGCTTCAGTAAACTTGTGTGTTAGCCATTTGTTTGTTTTAAACATACGTTGCACACTTACAACACTTTGTATATTACCACTGCTTGGTCTTGCTTTTACACGCTTTGCATTTTGAAACTGGTAGTCCATTAATAGTTGTATCTCATTTTCTGAGAAAAACTTTTCCATAACATATGCAGGTTCAAACCTATCTATAATATCTTGTCTGTGAGTTTGGCAATTAGTTATATAATTCATTTATAGTCCTTTATTAACTACATACTTATTTATGCTAAATACAAGTATGATATATGAACATAATTTTCTGTGGACTGATTTTTCTATTACAACATACTGTCAAGCAAGATGCAGAAGTTGTTCTAGAACTAATCCAGATACAGGTGAACCAGTAGATTGGTTAGAAATATCTCATATGTCATATGAAATGTTTGATAAGATAATTTCTAAGTCTCCAGATGAATTACTAGCTGTTCAGTTTTGTGGAGAACTCGGTGATCCTATGATGCACCCTGAAATTACTAAATTTGTTGATCGTGCATTAGCACAAGAAAGTGTAGTGAAAGTTCTTATTAACACAAACGGTGGATTACGACATCCTAAATGGTATAAAGACATGGGAGAAAAATATGGCAAAAGACTGGCAATGGCTTTTGGCATAGATGGAACATCACATGAAAGTAATTGGAAATACAGAGAAGGTGTTGATTGGCAACGAGCTATGGATAATATGATAGCTATGTCAACAACAAAGTCTCAACTAGAATGGCATTTCTTAATATTTGAATGGAATTGGCAAGAAGTTACTGAAGCGGCTGCAATAGCAAAACAGCATGGTATTAAAATTAACTTTAAATTTAATAACAGATCGTTTGGGCAAATAAGTTCAGAGAACAAAGCAACATGTGAGAAACTTTTAGAGAATATAAATGAAACGTAGTATACAACCAAATTGTATTTATTTTGGTGATGATGGTAGAGATTATCAACGTAAAGATGGAGCTGAGTTAATAAAAAGAGAAGTAGAGATTGATCATACGGGTAAATTATGGCCATGCTGTGTTTGGATACAAGGATGGGAAAATGCATTAAGTCGTTATCCAGATGAAAGATTAGCTGAGTTATTAAAAGACGATCCAAATTTTAACGACTTAACAAAATATACAATGGATGAAATTTTACAACATCCAATATATAAATCATATTTAAATGCTGAAGGATGGGAAAGTGATAATCCATCACCATTGTGTCTTAAAGAATGTGGAATAAATGGAACAGCAAAAGTTAAATCAGTAGCAAAAATATGGAAAGATAAAAAAGAGGAATAAATTATGGACCAGTCAGTATTAGAAGCAGGTATAACTGCTTATGTAACACCAGTATTAGCATTACTATTATCAGGTATTATTGCACTATGGGTTAAAGAATTAGTAGGTGATTTTGTAGCGAGTCTTCGCTGGAGAATGAAGCCTGGGTTCGAGCCAGGAGATGTAGTATTCTTAGATGGAGAACGTGCTACTATTATTAGTATAGGATTCAGAGAAACTATATTTGAAATTGACAATGGCAGAGGTAAGGTGTGGAGATATATCTACAATACACGCATGCCAACTCATAGACTAGAACAAATTATTTCTGAAAAGAAATAATCTCTCCGTCACTCTCGCCTGTTGTCCAAGTATCTTCTAACGACTTAATAACTGCTTTGCTGTAATTTTTTATTGCAGTGTCCAGTTGTTCTTTTGAACCTACCATTTCTGCTTTTAGGATATCATAACACGGTTGTGGATTCTTTGCATATGCTAACATCATCATATGTTCAAGTCCATTATAACGCCAATTGTAACCTATACGAGTATCTTTTCCTACTATAAATCCATCATATCGTATAACGTCCCAAAATATAAATCTTATATCTTCTACATCTGCTTCTAATACTTTAGCATTATCTGTTTCTGATATCTTATTATCTTTTGCAATTACGGCATGTCCATCAAAAACAGTATTCTGTCCTTGTGCAAGATTAATAAACTGCTCATTCCAATGATCCCAGCCTTCAATTACACTGCCGTCTTTTTGTCTATATTGAACTGTATTGTCTGAAATAATAATATTGATTCTTAGACCTTTACTTACTGTTTGTATAGATGCAGGAAATTTATCAAAGTTTTTGTAAGATTCTACTTTTGCTGTGCGTAATGGATAACTAGATATTGAATCAGGCCATACTTTATTGATTGTTTCTATTTCTAGTCCAAGATCTAATGATTGGTTAATTATACCTAACAGTATTGATGCTTCTTCTAAGTTAATATGCAAAAATGCCATATTAAATCCAAATTCTGCATCTTTTGGATCAAGTTGCCCTTCGATAATTTCATCAAACATGTGCATAAATCTACTCATGCCCATGCCAAACTTTTTGCCCATATGTTTAGGAACAAAATGCTGTAGTTTAAAATTTATCCAAGGATTGTATGCAAACAAAACAATACGTTTAAATAATGTTTCTTTTTCATACTTTTTTACAATCTCATACTTTTTTTCTTGTGATTGCGTTGCTTGTAATGAATCTACTATATTTGGTATTAAATTGACTTTACTCATAATAGTATTTAGCCGATTAAAACTATAGATAATAGAAAACCGCTTAAAACAACTTGGGCACAGTAAATATCGGCTCCAACGAATGTTTATAAGCGGTTTTATCAAGAATACTAAAGTAGTATTCTAGGTGTTACATTTGGTTTTTTCTGTTAAATTCACCTTGTGTTCTAACTAGTCTATTGATATCACCACGACATATTCCAATGTCTGCTAGTTCACGATCAGTCATGCTGTGTAAAGCATGAGCGCCTTGTCTATCATAGCCTGAACTCAAAATGTTTTTTAGTGTTCTGATCAGTTTCATTTTATTATTCCTTAATATGTAGGATACATGTTACGTTTGAACTCAGAGATTTCATCAGCTTTTTTATAATAGCCTCTGTTTCTTAATTCTCTAATAGCCATACAATAACTTCTGTATTCCATTGCTTTTATAAATCTCTTAAACATTATTGTTATCTCTTAACATTAATGCTTTAGCTTCTTTTGTATAACCTTGACGGTGTAGTTCTGCAGCTGCTTTAGCTCTTCCGGCACTTTCTCCAAATGCCCATACTGCCATAGCGGCTGTTATTAAACCTAGTTTAATTGTATCACATACTTTGCATGTGGTGTTATATAATACTGTTGTGGTCATTATACCCATCCTCTTAAATTCTTGTTAGTTACAGGTTGCCAAGGTGCTTGGCCTCTCTGTATTAGTCTCTGACGTCTTTCTAACTCAACTAGATCCGTTGAACTAGCTAAGTATTTTTCTTCTCTTGATAACGTTGACAGTCTTGCCATTTTAATTAATCGTTTAATCATTATCTTGCACCTGCCTTGATATTAATATCTTCAAGACCCATCTTTGGGGCAGTGCCTTTGTGTTCTAGCATATAGTTGTAGGCATATTGCCAATCAGAACCATATTCTGTTTTTGCATAAGTCATTAGGGTGTTATTGTAAGCCACACGACTTCTACGTGAGCCATTGAATAATCCCGACCATGCACTAAAAAAAGTGTTAGCCATTTTATATTCTCCGTTATATGTGTGGATGTTTTTGGGAAAGCATCCGTTATTTGCCAGTCTCTCCTGGCCGCTACCACGATACCTCATAATGTATCGCTTGTAAGGCATGGGTTATGCCCTGGTCTTTCCCAGAGTCAGTTAGCGTGGCACTAACTGCCGCTCTTTTTTTCTGAGCCGAGGTCGCTCTATACTACGTTGTATATGTAAATAACAACACACTGTTGTGTTATTCCTTTTACACATTTATTTATCTAAGATAGTGCAGAATCACTTACTTATCTGCTGCAAAGACGCTATGCATTTTGCACATAGCTATATCTTAGTTGTAGTGCTTTCGTATGTTTTGTTAAACTGATTGTTAACACGAACAAACGTTGTGCATTTACTAAGTTGTTTGAGTTTCATTGCACCTGAATATGTGCAAGTTGATCTAATCCCACCCAATATACTTTGAATTGTATCTTTGACATTTCCTCGGTATGGAACTAATACTTCTCGACCTTCGCTTGCACGATAGTCTTTTAGTCCTCCAAAGTGTTTTGTATTTGCTGCATCACTACTCATTCCGTAGAAAGCTACAAACTCTTTTTGTTCAAGTAAAGGTTTTTCTGCTGTAAGCCATTGATTGGTTGCATACATCTTACTAATAACTTCGCCACCTCCTTGATCGTGTCCTGCAAGCATACCGCCTAACATCACATAATCGGCACCACCGGCAAATGCTTTTGCTACATCACCACTGGAGTTACAGCCGCCATCAGCGATAATATGTCCACCTAATCCATGGGCTGCATCAGCACATTCAATAACCGCACTAAGTTGCGGATAACCTACTCCTGTTTGGATACGAGTAGTGCATACACTACCAGGACCAATACCAACTTTAACAATATCTGCACCTGCAAGTATTAACTCCTCTGTCATTTCCCCGGTAACTACATTACCTGCTATAATTACTAAATTAGGAAATGCATTACGAACCTTTTTAACATGTTGTGCAAAGTGATCACTATAACCATTTGCAATGTCCATACATACAAATTTTAGTTTATCGCCTACTGCGATTACTACGCTATTTAATTTATCAAAGTCTGTTTGTCCAGTGCCAATACTCATAGCAATGTTTTCTGTTCGTCTACGATTTAGATAATCATTACTAAAGAAATCCACAAGTTGCTCTACGGTATATGTCTTTACTAAGCATGTAAATATATTTTGTTGTGCAAGTTCATCTGCCATTTCAAATGTTCCAACACCATCCATGTTAGCAGCCATAATAGGAATACCTTCGTATTCGTGTCTGCTGTTTCTAAATTTAAACTTGCGTTCAAGTCTTACTTGGCTACGACTTTTAAGTGTGCTACGCTTTGGGCGAATTAACACATCACTGTAGTCTAGTTTAATATCTTGGTCAATTCTCATTTTCGTTATCCTTTAAAAATTTCTTGTATTCCATCTCGGTTTTAATCTCATCACCTTGTTTATCGTTTGAAATAAGTTTAGCCATGTATTGAATATCATCAATTAACACCTGACATTCAGCTTTGTCGTATGTTTGGTCTGCATGTTCTGAATACTGATTTCGAAGTCTATGTAGTAAAATTGCTTTATCATGCATTGCTTTAATCTTATCTATTAATGACTCTATAGTATGTAACATTATTTCACCTTTAGTTGTAGTTGTTGTAGTGTTTGTTGCACACACAATGCTTGAACTTTACAATCCTCTAATGCATTGTGAGCCGCAAAGTTAATTGCTTTACGTGGGTCTACTGGCATAATACCAAACAGTGTTCTGCTATCTCGTATCTTCCAAAACGGCCAAGGTATGTGATGATTGTATTCTTTAAACATGCTTTCCAGTATTACAATATCAAATGCGGGTCCTTGACACCAAATAGTATCAACACCTACACACCATTTGTTTAGTGCTTGTAATACTTCTAGCACGGGTGTTCTGTCTGCATCGCCTAATGCTTCTTCACGAACATCGTCTGCTTGCTGACCCCACCATTCTAATGTGCTGTCTAATACTGTGCGACCTTTTTCTAATTGCTCGTCTACTTCAAATCTATAGTAGAAAGGTTGATATGGTTCTGATATAGCATTGGGATTAAACTTAACACCGCCAATAGTTAACACGGCACAATCAGGTGCAGTGCCTAATGTTTCCAAATCAATCATTGCATGTATTGTCATTTAGTTTCCTTTTCGCAAACACGTTTCCGTAGTGAACTTGTGCTGAACCTATGGTCACGTTTGTTAAAATGTAAATCTATGCCACGCTTACGACATACGTCTTTTCCAGTAAATTCTTTTTCTCTGTATTCTTCACCTAAAAATCTTACATCAATTGCAAACAATTCTAGTATGTCAATTAGATCTTCTTCTGTTTGATATGGAACAATCTCATCAACTAGATGCAATGCATTAAGTTGTGCGTAACGTTCTACCATTGTTTGTATTGGTTTGTTTTTAGTATCAGGTCTATCAATAGTTGGATCGCTTTGTAGTCCTACAATTAAATAATCACAATGTTCTTTTGCTTCTCTTAACATGCCAATATGTCCTGCATGGAGTAAATCAAACGTGCTACACGTGAATCCTACTTTATTAATGATCATATCGTTTCCCATCAAATACGCATACAAAATATGCACCAAATGGTCCTGCTGATACTTTGTGGAATATTCCATCTGGAATTAGAATAACATCACCTTCTATAAAGTTAATGTATTCTTCGCCTA